GTGGGCCAAGCCAAGCCCGATGCCAGAGAGCGTCTCCGACCGCTGCACGCGGTCGCACGAGTACGTGTTCATGTTCACCAAGTCTCGCGACTACTTCTACGACGCTGAGGCGATCAAAGAAGAGTCCGACTCGTCTCCGACTGGCAAGAATCGACGGAGCGTCTGGAGGATCGCGTCGACGCCGTACGCCGGGGCCCACTTTGCCACCATGCCCACGACGCTTGCGGAACTGTGCATCAAGGCAGGCACGAGCGAGTACGGTGCCTGCGCTTCGTGCGGCGCTCCGTACGAGCGGCAGATCGAGAAGCGGAAGATCACCCGCAAGCGGCCCAATCAGTACGTGAAGCGGACGGGCTCGAAGGGCACAGGAAACTCGTGTGCCAACACGGTGGCTGGCGTCGAGACCAAGACTGTCGGCTGGAAGTCACCCTGCTCGTGCGATGCAAGCGTGCATCCGTGCGTCGTGCTTGATCCGTTTGCTGGCAGCGGCACGACGCTGGTCGTGGCTAAGTCTCTCGGCCGTACGGGCCTGGGAATCGAATTGAATGCGGAGTATGTCGAGTTGGCCGAGAAGAGGATCGTGGAGGGACGATCGTGAGCAAAAAAGACGGAACTGGTGATGTTTATGAACTCATAGACCCAAGAAATGGTCAGAGCCGCTATGTCGGATGCACGCTGAACTTCGAGAGACGAAAGCGGCAGCACATGACGTGGGGCTATCAAAATCGTGAACTTGAACTTTGGAAAACAGAACTCTTCCAAGAGGCTGGCCTGAAACACGAAGTCCGATTGATCGAAACTGGCATCCCAAGAGACTTGCTACGAGCGCGCGAGTTGCACTGGATCAGAGAGCGGGCCTCTCAAGGCTGCGAACTTCTGAATATGCCTTCTGGAAGAATCAGAAAGGAGGACTTGCTCCCAATCAGCGACGCGCTGATCTGCGCTGAGCAGGTCGACGAGATTCTCGAAATCCTTGGCGACATTCGCGAACGGCTCGACGGTCGCTGTCCGTCAAAGGCCGTGGGATGCTTGCTGAAAGCAATGAGAAGCGTCTCGCAAATAAAGAACTCGCTTCCGGGGATTCCATGAGCAGCCCAATCATCACCATCATGCCGTGGGAATACGAGCGGGCATTCGCCGTCGGCGCTGGCCGCTTTACGGCAAACTGGGGCGTCCCTGACGCCGAGTACTACGACCGCAGTCGCATGGAAGAAGACCGCAATGCCCAGGTCGCGGCTGCGATCTGCGAACTCGCCGTGGCGAAGCACACGGGCAAGTACTGGCACGCTGGCGTGTGGCATCGAAGCGATCACGGCAAGTACAAGCACCTCGCCGACGTCGGCGATGACATTGAAGTCCGCCGTGTTCGCACTGGCAACGCCGTGAAGGTCCGCGCGAAGGACAAGGGCAAGATCGTCTGGGCTGCTCGCACGGCCGACAACGAGTATCGGACGGTCGAGATTCTCGGATTCATCTCGGCCGACGACGTGATCGCGTCTCTTGTCGGGACATATCAGAGCGAGAAGTACGTTGAGATCGACAGCCTGAATAGGCCTTGGGCGGACAATCAGAGAGTGGCTCCGGAGTACAGAATCGGAACGTAGCCGCAGACCATTCGCGGAGGGGACACCCGCGAGAGACTCCACGAGTGCGAGACATCGCACAACTGATACTTCCTGAACACAGGGGCTTGATTGAGGTCGAGTCTCCGAGGCTGTGCCGAAAGTGCGGACTGCACCTTCCGACGTCGGCCTTCTACAGGAACAAGCGGCCAGAAGGAACTTTCGTCTACCACGTTTGCAAGTGGTGCCACAAGAGACGGATAGTAGAGAACCGCGCCTCGCGAGCCGGGACTTCTGGATACATCGCATCGCGATTGTGCGACCAAACAAAGCGTCGGGCGGCAGAGAGAGGAGTTTCATTCTCGCTAACCCTCGACTGGATCAGGGAAAAGATCGAGGCCGGACGGTGCGAACTCACAGGGCTTGAGTTTCACCTCGGCAACGAGAGGCGGCACCTGTTTAAGCCGTCCCCAGACCGAATCGACTCAAGTCGCGGATACGATCCCGACAACACTCGCATCATCCTGTGGATGCTGAACGCCGCGAAAGGTGACTCAGACGAGGCGACGTTCACTCGCTGCCTCAAGAAAGTAGCGGAGGCTGTTATTAATGCCTCTTGAGACTTCGATCACCAAGTCCATCGTCAAGTCTGCAAAATTAGACGGCTGGTGGACGTTCAAGATCGCTGGCGGCGCGTTTCAGCGGGCTGGAGTTCCAGACTTGCTGTGCATCAAGAACGGTCGGGCTGCTTTTCTGGAAGTCAAACAGCCTGGAAAGAAGCCGACGCCGCTCCAGCAGCAAGTGATGAGAGAGATTCGCGACCAGGGCGGCGCCGTTGCCGAAGTGGTCACGAGTCGAGAGGAAGCCATGAAGGTGCTAAATGGGGTGCATAACCTCCCGTAAGAACTGGCCCGAAAAGCCAGCGGTTCGGTACGTCTACGAGTTGGTTCTCGTGGACGGAAAGTGGAAGAAAGTCCTCGTAGCAAAACGGAGAGACGATGATCGCCGCCAGAAAGCCGGAAGGTAGCGTGTACGAAGTCTTGGCCGCCATGAACCCGAAGGCCATGGTGGCGAAGGGAATGTCCGAGGCATACATCGGCCACTCTGTGCATGGCCGCCCGGTGGCTGTTTATGACTACGAGACTTGCATCGACATCGTCATGCGAGAGAAGTCCATGACGCACTCCCAGGCGGTGGACTATCTCAGCCTGCATGTCGTGCCAGACTCACCGGGCGAGAACTTGCCGATCTTCATTGTCACTCACTGAAAAACCTGTTGACACGGAGAAGTATGGAAGCGATAACCACCACCGTTGGAAGGCTCTCAGACCTCGACGCACGGACGATCGTCGAGGGTCTCACGAAGCACGGAAGCGAGTTCCAGCGAGAAGTGAAAAGCCGACACGGGTCGGCGACACCGATCGCGATCGTTCGGGACGGGTCATGGAGGATCGTGTCTTGGGCAGCAACGCACGAATGGCGATCGCAGCAGACCCTGGAAGGGTTCACGCTCGACTCGCATCGTCGTCGCGGTCTGGCTCGCGTCGCAGCAGCGATGCTCGTTGCGGACGGCTCGATCAACCCGCATCTGCCGCTGGCCGTGTTCGCGCCGTACTGCGTGGAGATCGCACGCAGCGTCGGCTGTCGGGACGTTCGACTCTACGAGCGTCGCGGCGACGACTGGATCGAGAACTCGTAACGCGAGGTATTTGTATGGATATGCGTACCGTAGCGGCCCTGCTCCTGGCCCTGGTCTCGTTTCCGGCTCTGGCCGAAGAATCCTGCGGAGCCCTGACGGCTGGCGAGGCTCAGATCGTCGCAAAGACGAACGAGGCTCGCGTCAAGAACGGCTCGCCGGAACTTGTCATCGACTGCCGACTCATGTCGTCAGCGAGGCGACACGCACTGCGGATGGCTCGGGAACGGTCTCTCCATCACAGCAACGACAAGGTGGCCGAGAACGTGGCGACCGGACAGCCGACGGCAACGGACGCCGTTGTCGTGTGGCTCGCCTCGCCTGGGCATCGCGCCAACATTCTGAACCGTGGCTACCGCCGCATCGGCGTGGCTGGGTTCATCGGTTCTGACGGACGAGCGTACTGGGTTCAGCAGTTCGCTCCGTAACAAGCCCCTCCGGTGGTCCCGCCCCGCGAGCCTCGGATCGGCCGACCTCGCGGGGTGGGCCATTTGACTGACGCAAAGGAGAAAAAGAGATGATCACGAGAGAACAACTCGCCGAAGACTGGCTGACGATGACCGTCAAGGAGATCGCTGCCAAGCACTCCGTTGGCATTCAGGCCGTATACGCAGCAGCGAGGCGATTCGGCTTTGAATACAAGATGATCTTGAACGACGACGACGACAGCGAGCCAGGGAAAGACGACCCGACTCCTGAGCAGATCGCCGAGCGAGCCAAGGAGATTCGCGACGCCTGGACAGACGAAGAGCATGAGCGTCGTTTTATTGGAAAGCGTCGCGTCCGTTTTGAGTTTCCTCGAATCTCGTCGGCCGATATGTTCGGCGAGACAGAGCCTGTCTCTTACTCTCGGGTGTAGCCGCATGCCAATCGAAGAAACATGGCTCGTTGACGTCGTCGGCAACGGCATCGCAAGGCTGAAGAAGAGAGAACTGGCCCTGGACATCGGTGCCAACAAAGGTGACTGGGCCGAAGAGATGGCGTTCGCGTTCGATGACGTGATAGCCGTAGAGCCCGACGAGCGGAACCCTCTTTCGGCCAGGGTGGCGATGCTCGGCAACGT